GCCGCCGCGCCGCCAGATGAAAAGGCAATTGTGGGGGCAGTCGTATAACCTTCACCTTTAGTGGTTATTTCGATGGAAGTAATCCGCCCGCCGGAGATGGATTGATTGGTTCCAGAGTCATCAATGTAACGCAACGCCCCATCCCCATCGCAGTAGTACATCCGGTTGGCAAGTTGCGCGAAGTTCACATCCGAACCAGCCGCCAGTGATGATCCGCTGATGGTGGAGTAAGTTCCCGATTCAGTTGAAATCTTCAGGTTGTTGGAACCATCTGCCAGCACCAACCTTTCAGTAGTTCCGGAATCAAAGTAACTTGCGCCCGTAATCGGCGCAGTAACCCCGTTCCATAATTGCCCTTCAGCTTCCCAGTTATTGGATGCTGAATCCCATGACAGGTAACCTAAAGTTAATGCCGCTCCCCTGCGAGTTACAGCATTACCAAACTCATCGAGGTCAATGTTCTTACCCTCAACATACCCGTTTTCAGGCACAAGATTCGCGCGGGTCGCGCTAACTTGACCGCCAACAAAGGAATCATTCCCATCAATTAAGATGGGGTCATCAAGGGCATTGTTGCTTAAAGTGGGCATCAGTTAATGATGAAATCGTTTCGGCTCCAGTGTGACGGCACATCCGGCACAATAACTGAAACCTTGTTCTGTTGGACGTTGTCCAGTTCGCGGCTAATCTGCAAAAGTGTTGTCGCCTCGGTAAATTTTAGCTGCGCCTTGCTGTACTGCATGGAACGCTCAAGCATATCCCCTTCAGCATATGCCAGCAGAACATTGTCAACACCTGGAATCACCGGAGAGTCGGAGTCGCCGAGGTCAGTGTTCTTCAGCTTGCCAAGCGCGTAAACCGTTCCGGCGGCGTTGGGAGTGGGTATGGGCTTGATCCGGCAGTTTCCGCTGGCGTCTTTGGGTAGCGGAGTAAAGTTAACCGGAGTGGTGCGGCGATCTGCCGTGTTGTTCCAGATATTAGGGTCAAGCTGGAAGAACTGTATCCAATTCTGGCCGCTTATTTCATGGCCTTCATCCTTGCCGGTTTCAGTAAACTTTGCCGCCACAACGAAGTCCAACCGAGGCGCGGTGGATGCCGTGGTGGTGGATGTCGGGTAATAGAATATTGTTGGGTCGCCAGACAAGGTGACCGTTTCGTCATTCGCACTAACAGACGCGCTGACCACGCCCAAGGTTTGAGTCCAAAGTTGCGACTCCCAAACCATGCGGTAGCGGTTATTGATAAACTTTTTGCAAGTCACAACCGATGCGCTATCGGTGTCGCTCAATTTCGTCGTAATCTGATCTGCCAGTTCGCTTAATGTCATCGTTTGCCTTCTATTCGACGCTCCAGTTCGTTTATATACCGACCTAAATCTATTATGAGTGCCTCACTCTCCGGATGCTCCGTTATCTGCTCCATCCCCAGTGGATGTCTCTCGGCTATCTCCTGAAACCCGTTCAGCTTCTCGCTTATGCATCCTGCGCTCGCGAGCAGCATCAATAAGATCGTAAATTTTATCATTCTTCTCATTCTCGCGAGCTTGTGCCTGTGCTGCCGTAGCCACATCCCCCAGCCGCTCAAGGGCATCCACAATCTTCGGGATCGCCCTCAAGGCGGCCAGTAGGTCTAGTATCATTTTTTGGCAGCGTATTCTTTCATTGCGTCCACAATCCCCTGACCTCCAATGTAGGCAGGAACGATTATAATCACGGCACTAACCAGTTGCTCCGTTAGTTCAGGAGAAAGGTTGAGCCATTCAGTAGCGGCAACAGTCAAAAGACCTCCAACCGCTACCCATAGTTTTCTGCTTTTCAGTTTTTCTTTCATGTTATTCTCCACCAAATAGTTTAGAGAAAGCTGCCGCCCCACCCGCTGATCCAAGTCCAATTGCGCCGACGAGTTTCCATCGAAATTCTTCCAGGTACTTCAGCCTTAATGAATGATTATTCATACGCTCTGCAATCTCGTCAAGACGGTCAGCTATATGTATCTGCCGAGACTCAATCCTAGCCAGTTGCGCCGACAATGAATTAGGGTCGTATTCTGCCATTACTTACCCACTTTTTTCATAGCAGCTTTATGCGCTTGCCCGAAGGTCTTGCCAGATTTCATCGACTTACGCATCTCCGCCATATGCTTACCACTGTGGTGCGTCGAGTGACGTTTAAGCGTAGCCTGTTGGCGTGCTGTTAGGGCTTTCGTTTTAGTAGCCATATCCGCCCTTTTTTCCTTTTTTAGATTTCTTATTTTTATTCGCCATCTTTATCCTCCTCGCGTTTTGATTTAGCCGCCTCTTCTTCAGATTCCATCCGGTCACGCTCGGCCTGTTCATCTGGATTAATCGGCCAGTTCTGCTTAATTAAGTCAATGTCAGTGTAGCTTTCAGCAGCGTTGTATTCGCCTTCCAACCGATCCGTCTCGGCAATCACTGCTGCGCGGTATTCGGCCCAATCGGTTGGCACTGCACGTTGCCTTTCCACCGAGGCCACAACCTGCCAATCACTACCAGCCAGCATCTTGCCAGCAGTATCTTTTGCTCGCGCAATGCCGTTAGCCTTCTCACGATCCAACGGCGCACGGACAACTGGCGGTTCTTCCGGTGTCACCCAGCTAATGCCTTGCGCTTCTTTGTCAGCAGGTGTGGACACCCGAAGCCAATTAGCAGGGAATGAAATGTTGTTGTGACTGAACGCTTTGTCCATCGGCAACGTGCGTCCTTCTGTTGTGGTATATGGCATAGTAAAATCTTTCTGTTAGTTAGCGAGCATTTGCCCTAGCGAACGGGGTCTCCGCAAAAGCTGCATAGATTTTCGTGTCGGCATTTGAGTTAATGTCCGTGTAGTTGCCTCTAATCTTAAATCCCGAACTATAAAAATCTATAATTTCACCAGACCCGCTTTCAGCATTAGAGTTGTGAGGATACAAAGTATTATTCATTGAGTTGCTGCTGTCTCTTGCGCTATCAAACAATAGCCAGCTACCAGAAGTGGAAGAAGGCTTTATCAAAACAAAGGCTGGTCGGAATCCAGTGTAGATAAATGGCCCATCCGCGCTGGCGTTGCCTTTGTATTTGCCGAACTTTGAATAGCCCTCGACTCCAGAAAACAAATACAGATAAATGTCCCAATACCCATCCATAGAATTAGCCCCCGCGATATCTCCGCCAATCTGGAATGTGGTTGCCGTGCTACACCCAGATGGGAAGTATCCGCTGCCAGTTGTTTGGACTGAATTTTGGTTGAGCTTGAGATATTTATTGGCGTCTAAATCCTTGTGCCACGCGAATATATCGGATGTGTTTGATGTGACGTCTATTAGGAACGCGAACTCCGGTTCAGCACCAAGGCTGTGATTCACGGTTACTCCTGTCATCGGATAGCTGCTGCTAGTCTCCTCTTGCCGAATGACTGACACCCCAGCCGATGAATTGTACTTCTCCGTTGTAGGATCAGTGTTTCCGGCGGCCCAAGTTGATGAACTGCCGCTCTGGCCGAGCTTCCAGCCCCAAGCCACATAGCGTTCGTAGGTGTCGATTGAGCCATTGTAATCGCTGTCGTAAGCAAAGTTGACAGCCTCCGAATCACCTAATGTAAATCCTCCCGTTGGGCTAGTGAATGAAGACACTCCAGTGCCGTTGCCGCTAAAATCATTTGAGCCAGTGTAGTAACCGCCATCAATGTTAAGAGCCTTACCGCTGCCTTGAACCGAATCAAATAGCCAGTGACCGCTGTACCCACTTCCGTTGTTAGTGGACTGGTTATCTCTATCCTTAATCCATAGTAGTTCCGGAGAAAACCCCATTCCGCTGACGGGGTTTGACGTGGCTCCGAGAGAGTTGCTGTTGTCCCGCGTCCCCGTGTAAAGCACGGTGTTGAAATTTTCTGCTGGCTTGATGACTGGCGTACCGAGCCTAGAAGTTTTCCATTCCCCGTAATCTGTTGGCGCAGTGTCAGTCCATTCCGACTCTTGAAAGTAAACAGTGAACGTGGCTCCGTACCCCGCAAACAGAGGTTGGACTAATGAGCCAGCCGTGAACGTCTCCGAGCCGCTGGAGCTTCCGCTAGTCGGGTCGCCGCCAGATAATTCCCAGCTTCCATTATTAAACCGAAACCAAACCTTTCCAGCGTCAATGTCAACA